AGACTACCAAAAGATCCCCCTCATCAGTATGATTGAGGAGGTCTACATAACCATAATCTAATACGGGGATTTTCATTTACATTCCTTCAGGTCTTGGATGGCTACATTATAACAGTTTGCTTTAACCCTGAAGCCATTTGCAGGGTCAATCTTTCCTTTCTTCATATACCGAGCAGACTCAAAGTATTCTTCCTTGTTCATCTCACCGAGAATCCACCCTTTAGATAGGTCTCCCAGTACGCGCACAAAGATATACTTATCACACTTCTGCTTAGTGTTGAACGCAGCGACAGAGCAGTCGTAATCGGGCTTCGGAGTTACGGTGGTGCGCTTGGTCTTTACGTCAATCTTTAGACCTTTTGGGTCTACTAGATCATAGTCGTAGGTACTCTCGCTTTTGTAGCCGAATGTCTCGCGTACAATAATTTCCCCAAGAAAGCCAGCCAGATTTCCAGCCCCCTTCTCAATGGAGTTTTTTAGTTTGCCTAGCTCTTTCGCAGAGTCTCTAGCTTCTAGTAACATCTCATCAGTAATCTCTACTTCAATCATTCATGTACTCCTGAATCTCTTGCAGGTTTTGGGGTTTGCCATTTTGGAAATCAACTTCAACACCGTCACCGAAAGAGAAGCCTACCTCAGCATCAATCTTAAATGGAACATCGAAGTGAATATTAAAGTGTTCTTTAATGAACGGATAGTTTACAAGCTCATCGTAGACAATTTCCAAACACCTTTCAGTGGCATCCTTATGGCAGATTAGTTCGATACTATCGTGAACAGTAGCTACGGGCTTGGCATCAATACCTTCCTCTTTGAGCCGCCTGTGAGTCCCTAGGAGGCCACAGAGAAGGATGTCCGATGCAGTGGACTGGATGGTGAAGTTAAGGCCCTGACGGGCTGCACGGTTGACCACCTTGAAGTCTTTGGAGGTAATGTCAGGCAGGTTTCTCCTGCGTCCAAAGATAGTATAGGCGTAATGGTTTTCCTTAATGAACTTCTCCACGAACTCCATGTACTCAAAGATAGCAGGGTAAACATTCTGATAGTTACCAATAATCTTCTTAGCTTTAGCTACTGTAATACCCGTAGTTTCAGCGAGGTTGAACGCCCCTCCTCCATAGGCAATAAGGAAGGAGATCGCCTTAGCAATCTGACGTTCTTCCTTGCTAATCTTCTCCTTACTGAACAGCATCTGGGCTGTATAAGTGTGGAGGTCTGCTCCCTTCGTGAACGCTGTCTGCATATTCCCATCCTTTGCGATGTGGGACAGCACACGAAGTTCCATGGCTGCATAGTCTACAGTAATGAAGCGATAGTTCTCAGGACAATTGAAGAGACTTCGGATGTTATTATCAGTGTCCCGTGGAAGCGTGTGGAAGGATACTCCCATAGCCTCCTTGGCACTATAAGCCGCACAGGAGAGGCGACCCGTAGCAGTGCCATCGAAGCGGTAGTCTACAAAGACTTTAGGCACACCATTATACTTGATGGCCTTCTTGGTCCCTTCGATATAAGTTTTGGTCAGCTTCTGCGACTTACGAAGGTCTAGTAATCCCTTGATAAACTTTTGGGAATTTCTTAGGTCTTCGGTTGTCTTGCCTTGCAGGACGGACTGGCTGATTCTTTTCCCTTCGTCTCTATGATCCCACTTACCCACGCCTTTTTAGCTCCTCTTCAATATGTTCCAGTAGTAGTTTAAGCGTGGGGGCAGACACAGACGGAGTACCCTTGGCTGTACGGTCAGGAGGGTACATTTCGAACGCACCTTCTCGGGTATATAATACCTCGATCAGATCGTTATTTGAAGAGAGATTATCGGAAGTCTGTACCTGCTCGAACGAGTAAAGGTTATCCTCTTCCTCAATGTTAGCCACACGAAGTTGGCGACCTACTGACTCAAGTTTCTCTTCGCTGACTCGCATCCCTTCATACTCCATCTCGGAGAAGGTAGACAGGGACGGCATGATAAGTTTGCAAAGCAAACGAGACATTCCAAGTTCAGTTAGCTTCTCCTCAATTAGGTTGAAGAGCTTAAGCGTAAAGTATGAGTCCGCTGCATTGCCCTCGCAGCAGTCCGACAAAGCCATGTTAGCCCAGTCGAAGGTCTTGGGGTTTTTAATTGTAAGCATTAGAGGTTCTCCAACTCGTCTGCAAAGTAAAGTTTAACCAGATCCATCAGACTCTTAGGAGCAGTCTCGTTGATGAAGTGGTGCATGATCTTCGTATCCCACACGTTCGTCACAGAGATCCCGTAATTAATAAGGAACTTCAGATCAAACTTAGCGTTATGGAACACCTTTCTATTGTTTGGATTCTCTAGGATGGAACGAAGGAGAACCCAAACTTTATCTCGATCAGGTTCTCCTTCCTTAAACGGACTATCCTTATGGTCAAGCGGGATGACGTAAGTGTTTTCCTCTGTCGCAATAGCGATAGTCTGAATAATGTCCTTCCGAAAGTTAAGGCCAGTAGTCTCAATGTCTACGGCGATAGTTTCGGTAGTAGTAGAGAGCTTCTCTGCTACAGCTTCCACCCCTTCGACTTCGGTTTCCGTAGAAAACCTGAAGTTCCCGGAGTTCGTTTTGCCAAGTACATATTTTTCATATGCATTCTTGATGTCTGTTTCGAAGAGGTACCTGTGTCTTGGCTCCTTAAGTACAGCATAAGGATGGTAAACAGGAACAACGATGCAAGAATGCCCAGAACTAGTGGTGAAATCATAAGAGTTACCTCGTTTATTAGTAATACCGCTCTTCTTAATTAACATTTTCATAGCCAAGTTGCCACAAGCAAAGACAAGGCGCGGCTTAACCTTATCAATCGTAGCATCGAGGTGGGCTCTGCACAACTTAAGATCGGCAGGGGTCATATCCCCGTCTTTAACACCGGGGCATTTAATGGCAGCGGAGAACTGGGCCTTCTCTGGATACAATCCACGAATTAATTCCTTTTCCTTCTTTGAGAAGGGCTCCAGTTTTCCTAGCCTGTGCTTGAACGAATCAGACAAGAAGAGAACGTCTCCTTGGTCAAGTTTTTCGTAATCCATGTAAGCGTACTCGGGCTTACTCTGCTTGAGAATCGTACACCCATCACACAATTCATTGTCACAGGAGGGCTTAAGTCCTGAGTAGATGTTTTTGAGTTCGCGCATTCGTCTATTATAGGTTATGGGTAAAAAAGTGTATTACATAGATAACAAAAGATTTGAAGAAATCATCCCACTCTATCTTGCCGACAATGCAGAGCATGAGGCGGAATTAATGGGACTGTTCGATCTATTGATCACTAACATCATCGAAAGCTTCAAGTTTAATATAGACAAAGAGGACGCAAAACAAGAATGTTTCTTACTAATTCTCAAGACGTTAAAGAATTTCCAACCGTCCAAAGGATCAGCCTTTAACTATTTTACGACCGTCATTGTGAACAATTTAAAACTGTTGTACACTAAGAACAAGAAGTATGAGAAAAAGATTAGTGAGTATCAGGATCTCGTCGATCAGAGACCAAGCTCTTTGTACACGCGAGACAAATAGTCTTCTGATTCGATGCTTCCTCTCTTGAATTGGACCAAGTGTGGAAGCTTGGAGGTCTTAAAGATTACGAAAGCGTGGGGCATCGTAAAGCTGTCCACCACATAGAGAGGTTTAGTGCGTCGAGGACGCGCCCCCTCTTTGTTGAGCATCTCAGACCTATCTTTAAGTAGATCCATCAGCTTCTGGGAATGATCGTCCCAAAGAGAGAGAAAAAGAACGCCGAGATCATGGCGAGACTTCTTCTGGTTCTTAAGAACCTTATTAAGTTGATTCTCCGTTCGGAGAAAGACAGGTTTATACATTACTCGGTAACTTCAATGGAGCCACTGGTGGAAGTATCATCAACTCCCGTAAGGTTTCCGTCATCGTCAAAGGTAAACCCTGACGCTTCGTACTCTGCACGGTTCTCTTGGATGTGCTTAACCATATTATTGGTAAGCTCCTCCTCAAGGGCGCGGACACCGTTAAAGAAGATGGAACGCACGAAGTCGTTCATGTTAATCTCCGTTGGCTTAACGGTGTTGGCAAAGTTACGGAAAGCTTCGGCTTCCTGCTTGTCTAGTTTCAGTTGGAATTTCATTCTATTCTTACTCCGATATTCGGTTTTGATTCTCCACCCTTCGGGGCGGAAGGCAAATTTTAATGAGTCAGTCATTGTTCACGCTATTATAGTACGAGGTCAAGTGTTATGAACGACAATTACGATTTAAGCAATCTTCGCAAAAAACCTAAGCGCAAGAACAGCAGAACCAAGGGTAGTACGTTCGAGCGACAAATCGCCAAGGTACTTAATGATAGATTCAACACCACAGAATTTTCAAGAAGTCCCGGTTCTGGAGCGTTCGCCACCACCCATAGTCTCCCAGATCACTTAAAAATTTATGGAGACTTGATAACCCCACAGAAATTTAAATTCTGTATTGAATGTAAAAAAGGATACAATAATCAAAACTTATATAGTTTATATAATTATAGTAGCGACACTTGGAAATTTATAGAACAATGTGAAAAAGATTCTCAGAAATGTTCCAAAGTCCCCATGGTAATCTTTAAACAAGATAGACAACCTACACTAGCCATTATCCCACAGTCTGTAGAGGTAACAGACGATATTAAGTACATAGAAATCCACAACAAGAAGCACTACAGAGTGTACCTATTTGATGAACTAATTAAATGTTGGGATTCTATGTGGTTTGAGCAATAAGCTTCTCTAATAGAGCGGCTTGTCCCTGTAAGAAATCTAATAAGAGATTGGGTTCAACAAATTCAATACTCTCAGAGATCTTATTTCGGGATGATTTTCCAACAGTCCACTTAGAATTTCCTCGGGCAGTATCGCAACTAGCTAAAGTGGTTCCATCCTTATCTTTAATATTAATAATGGTTCCACCTCTTTCATACTCAAAGAATGCTTCCTCATCTCTCACCATTCTCATATTTTCTTCTACAGTAGCATTATTTAAATAAACTCCTTGATACCCGTCTTCTAACCCTCTAGTGACACGCATAGTCTCTTCAGTAGATCCACATGCTTGGCTATAATCCATCAACAAGTAGTCCCTCATGCTGGAATCAGTAACTCTTCCTGTCCCTTCTCCCGCTCCTTTAGATGTACGGTGAATCTCTCGCTTAAAGATCTGTTGTCGTATGTCTTCCTTGACTTTTTTCAGAGCTTTAAGATCTTCTTTATCCGTGCTGCCGTTAACCGCTCTTGTGGCAGCGTCATACCGCGCCTTTCCTGCCTCATCCTGTCGTTTATACTTCCACCAGTTATCTAGTAAAGCTTGAGACCTTTCAGGAGTTACACCCGGACTTCCGGGAGTGAGAAGCCTGTCATATCTCGCACCTTGCTCTTGAATTTTAGCGTGTTGTTCACATGCTCTATCGGAGGAACCCTCTCCTCCACATCCATCCATTCTTTTTTTATTTCTCTCAGCAAAGTCTTTAGTGGCTTGAGTCATACCTTTGCTCGCTTCCAATTGCCCTGTCAAAACTAGATTATCGTAGTCCTCCACCACAGGGGCATCGTCGCATATAGCTGTTGTGCGGCTTTGAGATAGCTCTCCAGCCCCACCCTTACCCTTGGAGCTAGTTAAGGTTTTAAGCTCCACTTCCATTCGACATCCACCACCTTCTTTGGGAGTAACTAAATCCTTTACCCCAGACCCCTCACCTCCACAACCTCCCTGTGTAGGGGTGTTGCCTAGCTTCTTCTTGTAATGATCCGCAATTTGCTTGCACTTCTCCTCATCATCCCACTCAAATACGAGGTCAGCTTTTTTACCTGAAGACGCAGAGTCCGTGTCTCCTTCGTGAACAATCTTATCAGGAATTAACTCGGGGTTATCACCAAATAATTCTTCATCCATGTTCTGGTTAACCATTGTGGTGACGATGAGTGCCATCATGACACCTCGCTCAGGCGGTTGTCCCCCTGCCTGTGTAATCATCTCTGCCGCTTTATCTGGGTCTACCCCCTGCTCTTCCAGAATCTTTTGACAAGTCTCTACGAACTGAGCATCACTCATCTGCTCACGGTTAGCTACAATCTCAGACAATGCTACTGATCTTCCTATTCCGAACACTTCGATCATCTTATCTAGACTACCATCCTCAACCGCATCTTCATATAAGTCCCCCAACTGATTCCGCATGTCATTCATAATTTTTTTCTTTTCAGTGGGGGTGGTGGCATTCTCCCAATCTCTTTTTCCTCTGAGGATCGTGGCTGAACATCTCATAAACTTCTCTGCTACAGGGCCTCTATAAGATTCGTTAGCACCTCCAGACTTAGTTAAAGGAGGAGCGGCCTTGAGTTCTGGAATCTTAGGGTCGGTTTGTGTTTCCGTCACCTCGTCCCACTGGCTATTGTAGGTCTTTGCTACAGCATTTAGCTGTTCGGCTGCGTTACGAAGAGCGTCTGTCTTGGGAGTAGAATTTCCTCTATAAAATAAAGCTATGCCATCAATGGTTACGCCTTGAGGAGTAACCTTCATTCTTCCTAGTAAAGCTCCTAGATCTCTTGCCTCTTGCTCAGAAATTCCCTGCGGAGCATCAGCTAAAACATTTTCTGGGTCCGACCAACCTTTTTGGTGAATTAGATTTAATGTTTCAAGAGTTTTGTTTAAGCCTTGAAGAGTTTTTAGCTTTTCTTCAGGAGAAACACTCTCAGTATTGAGAACTCTTTCTTCTAAGTCTTCTACTTGCCCACTAAAGCCTTGCGTTTCTCCTCTAGCCACATAAGCTAAGGACTCGGGCCGCCTAGTATGTTTCGTGTCTATTTCTAAGTCGGGAAAGGCTCCCGGAATTTTCTGTAATTCCTTTAACTTTTGTTGAGCTTTCTTACCCTCTTCTTTAATTTCTTTCTCTTGCTGTATACGGCCTCCATCGCCGCCCCCTTCACCTTCATCGCCGCCCCCTTCGCCTTCATTGCCGCCCCCTTTGGGTTTGGGAGCCTCCCCCGCAGAAGCCCACGCTTTCACTACTCTGTTACCTTTGCTATTTTCTTTGGTCCATGAGTTTTTAAGGTTTCCAATCTGGCTACCACTTAGTTGGATTCCCCATCCAAGATTACCTCCAGTAATCTTAACCCCAGCCCGATCCAGCACCTCTACGTCAAGGTTCTTGCCGTTACCTAAACCAGATTCTTTATATCCTACTTCTTTACTGCGAATGTCTCCCAACGCCGTGGCGACATCGTTAGCTACGGCATTTAAGTCTTGCTCCTCTTCCTGCTCACGCAAAGAAAGCTTAAACGTCCTGCGCTTAAGCTGTTGGTAACTTTCTAGCAGAGAGTAATAGTAGTCCATATCTTTATTATAGGAAAAGCCCAGCCCAGAAAGATCTAGGCTGGGCTTAAATTCGGAATTGTAATTGTAAGTTTAGATTACTGGGAGTTCAGAGCGGACCCAACGGGGGCTCCAAAAGTAACATGCTCCATGAAGTCGTAACGGAAAACCATTTCAATGGTGTGGAATTCGTTAGTCGAGTAGTTAAACTCAGCAGTCTTCCAAGACTTGGGGTAAACCCCGAAGAGCCTCGTCTCCATCAGCGGCTGGCCTTGAGCATCCAAGTGAACGATGGTAGCTCTTTGAGCTTTCCAACCGTTGACTGGGGCTTGCTGAGGGCTGCTACCCTGAACTTCGGTGTAAAATTTACCATTCGTGGGATCATAAATGGTAGAGAACCAAGTCCAAAGAGTGTTAGCAATCTTAGGCTGATAGAAGTTATCGAAGGTCACGGTAAGTTCCTCGGGGGAAGCTTTACCGGGGTAGAAAACCTTGTCGTTGACACGGTTAACTTCGATGTCTTCAGTGGTGAATCCAGCAGCAGTCACTTGCTTTGCAGCGAGCGTAAGCTTACCATTAGGATCGGGAACAATCGAGGGAAGCTCAAAGTGCATCTCAAACTGATATGCTCTTACCGAATCCAGACCTTCCGAGATCACTGGGAGACCGCTATTAAGCGCACCAGCGGAACCTCTTCCTGTGTCGGCGGGATCTAA